ATCAGCCGGCAAAGGTATTGCTAAAACATTTGTGGTAGCGTCAAATTCAAGATCTACGCCCATTCCACGACATGCCCAATATATTCTTGAAATAGAAACCGAAGTACAAGCAGCACCCGCACTGTTACTAGCTAACGCTGATACGTCAACCTTTTTAACAGAGGCTTCGCCTGTGCCATCGCTCTCATTAGTAAATTTCAAGATTGCGAGTTTTTCTCCATCTTGTATGGTTTGACTGGTTACTGTATCAGCCATGTTTTACTCCTTACAGTTCAGTATTTGCTGTACGTTCTTTGCTTGCGCCAATGTAATCGACAGTCAAAGTTTTTGCAGCAGCAGCACCATTTTGTATTCCAAACGAAAGAGCTAACTCTTCATCATCTGGAGCATTAGTGCTAACAACTGTGCCAGCTAGAACATTGTTTTGGAAGACATGAAACTTCTGATCTTTAGGATCGTAAACAAAACCTACAGTCATAAAAGTATCGTCGGCCAAAGCGTTTGGCAAATCTAAAGTAGATTGCGTGCTGTCTTTTTCAACAACGAAAGTAACAGTAGTTCCGCCATCAGACTTTAAGAAGAAAATTCCATCTGTTACATCTAATGGGGTTGTGTCAGTCAGTTGTAAACCAGCTACGATGTCTGTTTCAGTCGCATCATTAGTTTTAAATCTCATGTTAAATGCTAACTGTTTGCCAGCCTCGTACTTATAACCTTCTTTAACAAGTTGGAAAAAGTCATGGTCATTGTCTCCAGCTGCGTTGGTTACTAATAGTAAACCACCATCGCCATCAGCTAATGCTTCTGTTGCAGATCCAGTGCCATCTTCTGTTGTTGTAATAGTCCAATCGGACGCCAGGTAAGTATCAAAATCATTAAAATAAGTGTGATACTTATGGGGTGCTGGAGCTTTTAATTTACCTAGTGTTGAATCAGCTCCAACATTGGTAACTCCAGAAGTGAAGTGTGTAGTCATAATCAGCCTCCTTATAAATAGCCATTGCGAGCACCATGCCCGCAACAATTAGTTCTACAAGATTGATGATACTACTAGGCTATTTAATTCGCAACTTTGAGATCTTCCTGGTTGGCCAGGTATTCGAGTTGCGCCAGGGTGCTAGGCATGCTGGTGTGGTGAACACTGATACCTCCAGCTGCCGCCCAGGCGTCGCAGTTAGACTTTTTATCGTCAACCAGGACATCGCCAGATTTTGCGAATACTGCTTTGTGTTTGCCCTTGATTGTGCAAGTTACTACAACGTGTGGATCTACATGCTGGTGGATCCAGGCCATTTTATCAGCCACCACTAAAGGTCTGTTGATCTCACCGGTAGCCGTGAGGATCTCCCAGGGTAAACCGGTGTTTTTGACCAGGGCGATTAGATCTAACATGCCTGGCATAACCGGTAAGTTTCTGAAAAGTCTTTTGTTTATGAAGTCGGCCTTTTGCTCGTCGTAGTGGCCCTCACCCTCCAAGGGCCCGTTTATGTAATCAGGGCCCTCTACTCCTTTGACAAAATCTGCCAAAACTCCATCCATGTCTAAGTATATTTTTTTCATTCTACTCTATCGTGTATTGGTACAGGACCTAAGCCGTAAACATTCCCTATATCTTTACCCATTAACTCTCTGCATTTGTCGCCGAATCTTGAGTCAGTGGTAGAAGCAAAATTACCGCCAAAAGAGGCAGCCTTATCTAATTTTGTCTCCGGCACTATCTTTAAAGAACATCCAAACCCAAATTCTTGTTTGATTAACTTAGCAGCCGGATAATCTTTGCAAGGCTCAAACGGACCACCTATATCAGTTATGCAAAACCCTTTAACGTAAGATGACTCACCGCCATTTGTGCAATCTTCTCCGTAAAACAAGTCGTCCGGATGTTCTCTTTGTGTATAAATATCAACATGAATTCCCATTACGCCACCTCCTTTATTGCGTTCTCAACTTCTTCCCAAGCGATAAAATTGTCTCTTCCATAAAGCAAGTCGCCCGCTAATCTTTTGTATTCATAGTCGGGGTTGTTAGAAACGCCTAAGTTGACCTTGCCTCTAACAAACTCTTCAAGTTTTTCTAACGCCTCGTCTTGTAATCTCCAATCGTATTTGATGAACAAGAACTTAGTCTGAGGTATGTCCTCTCTCAAGTTGCTGTTTTCGTAAATATCATACATGCCATCGAAGTGACCATATTTATATTTGGCCAACTCCTCTTGCAACGCTTTGTAAACCTCTGGATCAATTATCTCTTTGATCTCGACGTCTACGCTGTTGCCCATACTGAATTGTTCGCTTCTTACGCTGGCCTTGATATTTTTTTCTTTTAAGATCTTTCTTATCTCAGCCGCGCATCTTGCTACTTCACTTTTGTAAGTCATTTCTCCTCCTTTTTTGTTGTTGTTTTCATGTCTCACATAGATATATTACAGTATTTGCATAAATATGCAACTATTTACAACTATAAATATTGAAATAATTTAGGCCAAAAAAAAGGGCCCCGAAGGGCCCTTTGTAACACTGAGTAATAAAGTGTGTTACGACTTCAAATTATGCGCCTTGAGATCCGTAGATTCCTCTCCAATCCGAGAAACCGAACGAGTATCTTTCTCTAGCTTTATATCTAATGTTGCCTGTTGAAAAGTCTGGCTCCATAGAAGTCTCCATTGGAGATCTTTGGAACATTTTTAGACCTTCGCCCATGCTGTTCACAGATGTAAGAACAAAGAAAGCATCAGGATCAGATAAGTAATGATTAACAACGTAACCACCAGGTAAAACACCTGTGTTTCTGATTGCGTTGATGTCATTATCAGCTGTTCCAGATCTTTGAGTAGAGCTTAATATTCTGTCTGCAACAAAGACTAATTGTGGTGGAACCACAAGTTTGTCAGCTTGCACAGAAATTGTTAAACCTCTGTCGTCTGTAAACGTAGATATATCAATTAAAGCGTCCTCTAGTGAGGCTTCGTTAAGGTCTGCCATAGTAGTAGCTCTATTCGCAGCTGTTCCACCACCGGCTAGGGGGTGAGCAGTATTGATTAGAGAAACACCATCACCGCCAGTAAAACTGGAAGAGAAAGCGTTATTTAGTACGTCAGCGCCTTTGACTTCTTTGGTGTTAGCCATAGATTTAGCCAATGCTTTAACATATCTTTTACCTAGAGAGTCATAAAGGTTGTCTTCAACCGCTTCTTCTGTAAGTGCAAAAGCCAACGCAACAGTATCGTGCGTGTATCTTGCGCTAAAACTTTCGGAAGCATTGTCAAATTCAACGCCTTGTCCCTCTGATTTTACGGGTGCGCCGCCAAAACCAGTGACTAGCACTTCTTCTTCAAACGCCCTGTTTGAATCCTCGATTACAAAAATATCTTCATACTCTTGATCGTAAGAATCATAGGACATACCAAAAAGTGCATTAAGTCCTGGTTCAAGCTCTTTCGCTAATTGTGCTCTTGAAATTGCCATTTAATTAACTCCTTATGCTAAACCAGCACCTTTTTGTCCCATGATGTGATTCTGAATCACGCATAGTACATTGGTGTTGGACGATGCTACATCGTCGTTATTAGGATCCTGGGATATGTCAATACATTTTAGAGGTAATGTAGCGGTGGTAGCACCGGTTGTTACATCTAATTCTGTATTTGATATACCAGACTTAGTATCGCCTACTGGTGATCCGTCAACAATGTCGAAGTTTCCGAACAAGTCGGCGACAGGAAAAGTGTCGTCTGCTTGTACTTCAAAAACAACATTAGGATCATCAATAACACTTGCGATGATGTCCGAAGCAGAAATACTGCCCGGATAGTGATTTTTAAACACTTGCTCGCCTGTTGTAGGATCGGTGTATTGAACTCCGTTAAACACTCCGACAATCGGAACAGTTCCAGTTGCGGCATGGCGCCCCAAAACTCCAGCTGTAAGCTGAGTTACCAAGTCTCCTTGGAATATTGGTGTTGTGGCTCCACTAGCAATTCTATATCTGGATTGACCTCCAGAATATGGTGCTCCGCCCATTTGACGAACAGGTTTTAAACCAAAAGCGGCATCTTTATTTGCCATAAGATTTACTCCTATTTATCTAGTTACTTTTTCCCAAAAGTAACATTAGACTTTCTATCAGAGTCATACTTAACATATCGCCCGTCTTTCCGAGATTCGTTAAACATATTATTGTCTAACGCGTCCTTCTTACGAGCTGTTTGATCCTCATAATAAGCATTACGCTCCTCACGAGTCTCAGTAGGTATTTTCGCCAATAGTAGTCCTTCGCTATAAACTAAACCAGCATGTCTACCAGATTCAGCAACGGGGTAAGAGTATTCATCAGGTAGATCGGATCCTCTTACGAGTTCCCAACCTTCTCTAATTCTTCTCGCCACGTTTGCCTTATCCTCTACTCCTAGCATAGATTCTCTTATCCATCGATATTCATATCCAGCTGGTGGTGGAGGAGTCTCTAGTTTTCTAACCGGTCTCCATGGTTGTCTGCGAGAATTTTTATCGTGAGACTCGGACTCACGGGATGTTCTGGAATGTACGTTTTCGCTATTTTGCTCTGTCATTTTACCTCCCTATTCGCTATACGTTGTTTTTCTTTAGCAACAGATTTTAACCACGCTTCATCTGACATGCCGTGTGGCTTCAATCCTTGTAGAGTTTCGACTTCACTTTTGGTAAAACGTACGCCGTTCTCTTTGCCTTGTGTTTTTTGCCGACTTCCTACAGAAGCGGAGGCGACTCTTTGCACAGCGGGCCTGTCCTCACTTTGTTCGGCATTATCGGATCTAAGATCCGGATAAACTTTATAAATTCTATCACTCAACTCATTGTAGTATTCGTCTGATTCTAAATCATAACCCTCACCAGCCAATGTGTTATGCACATGTTCTGCCCAGGCTGTAGCCTCTACGTTCTGGTCAAACCACGGATTGCTGTCTTTCCATCGCAACGCTTTGTCAGACGGCTCTATTGCTTGTTGCACAGGCTGTTGTACTTGTGCTTGTGGTTGTACTTGTTGAGTATTAACTTGTTCTTGTCTTTGTTGAGCTATTCTTACCCTTTCTTTCTCCAGGGCAACTTCACCTTTCAACGTATCAGCTTTAGAGAGCAGTTCAGCATCGCCGGAGGCATGAGCTTTTTTGTATAGCTCGTTTGCTTCTCTTTCTTTTATCTCTACTGTTTCTGCTTGTTTTGCAAGCAAAGACTGTTGAGCCTGGGATGCATGCTGATAATAAGCATGCACCTCTGCTTCTCTTTGTCTGAGCGCTGCTTCTAATTGTGCGGCTCTTTCCTCTGTTTCACGATTCCTCGCGTTTAATTTATTGATACGTTTAGAAACACTTTTAGTATAGTTTTCTAACTCGTCGTCACTTGTACTGGCTGCCTCTTGCACAGGGGCATCTGTTTCGGTGACTTCTACCTCTATATCCTCAACCTCTGGTTGAGCTACATTTACGTCGTTTTCTGGTGTCATAAGCTCACTATATCATCTGGATCAAGAATCGTGGCTATTACTTCATCATCGTTGATGATTCGTACCTCTGCACCATCCTCAAGTTTAAACCTAGAGCCAGAGTAGCGCCCTATTAAAACCCATTGTTTTTCTTCACACCAAGGTTTATCTCCAAATCTTTTGCTATCGTTGTAACATTGTGGTCCCATCTTGACCACATAAGCAACAACTGTAGCCAAGGCCTCACGATTGACAGTTTCTTTTGCTAATACAATTCCGCCTTTTGTTTTTGCTTTCCCGGCGTAAGGAAGGACCAACATACGCCAACCTGTGGGTTGTGGCATGCGGTCTAATAAAGAAGCGTCTAGTTTTTCTGGATCTAAGACTCTATCTTCCAGATCCACATAAGCCTCCGCTACTTTTTTAGCCATTACGTTATTATCTACTACCTGTGACATTATATTTCTTTTCCTATATTGCTAATTTCGTCTAAAACAAAGTATAAAGCATTGAGCTCGCCTTGCAAATATTTGTAATGTTCCATATCTTTTAGGCCACCGGACATAAATGTCTCTTGTATCTGCTTTTCTCTAGCATCAACTTTTTTCTTTATAAGATCTATGACCTGTATGTCGTCCATTTATTTTGACTTGCTAGGTCTGCCTCTTTTTTTTGCTGGTGCTTTTTTTGTTGCTTTTTTCTTAGGAGCTGCTTCTTTTTTTGGAGCAGTCTTCTTAGCTGGTTCCTTCTTAGGCTTTTCTTCTACAGTTTCTTCTACTGGTAAACCAGCTTTGATCCTTGCCATTTTCCTAGAGATTCTTTCTAAATTAGCCTGGTGTTTTATTTCCTCGGCTTCTGCTGCCGCTTTAGCATCTGCTTCTTCTTGAGCTCGTGCTTCTTTTTTGGCAGCTTTCAAGGCTTTTATGGCCTCTAGTTTGTAGGAAGTTGTCATAATATCCCCTTAATTTTATTTTCTAATTCAAGCAATTTAAGATCTGTATTGGTTTTCAGTCTGTCTATTGCTACCTCAAGTTTATCATCTGCTATTTGTTTTTGCACATTCATGCGCTCAAGTTGTAACTCTGCATCTATTTGTTTCTCTTGAGCTCTCTGATTTTGTTTACTGTCAAACTGTTGCGATTCAAGATCTAACTCTTTATCTCTAAGATCCAGCTCGCGTTGTCTAATATCAACCAGTGGATCTCCGCCGCCACTCATACCTATAGATTGTAAAAAGTCATTAGCTAGTTGTGCCATGATTGCAGAGCTGTATTGCTCATTTATCATTTGTATTTGTTGACCTATTATCTGTGCTTCTTCTGGCGAGACTTGTTGCATTTGTGCTTGTATTTCACCAATTCTTTGTTTCATTTCATCTGGCATTTGTTCCTGGGCCAGCTGTGCCGCTAAGAATTGTAAATGTTGCATACAATGGCTGATAATCAAAGCCTGGACTTGTGGACTATCTTTTACCAGATCTGTAAAAAACAGACTCCTATGTGTGTCTATATGTGCTTGGTGATTTTGTTCTGGAAAGGCCTGTGCTGGTTGGCCCATCAATAAAGTTGCATTTTCCAAACCAGCATCGACTGGCTTAGGTGTCATGTCTGGCGGTGGCATAAGTAGGGCGTCTACATTATCAACGCCTAAAGCGGCGTACATACGTCTGTAAGCCTCATATATGCCCATAGGACCATGTACCTGTGGATTAGACTGTACCATTTGTAAAAGCTCTTGAGCTAATGTCACTCTCTGGCTTTGTGAAAATATGTTTGGATCTGAAACCGGAATGATGTCTACTCTGTCGTCAAAGTCTTGTAGTTTTATTTGGTTTTGTCCGGATCCCACCTGGAAGCTATAAACTGGTGGTAACGACTCACCGAAAACTTTTGCCAGTAAGTTAAATTCTAGTTTTTGTGAATAGTGCAATCTTTTGTGTATCGCACTCATTACTTTCGTGCCACGCTCTAGCAAAGCAACAGTTGTGCCCACTGGCATCGCTTGGTTCACGTCACCAATGTTCATATCTGCTATAGCTGCAAATCTTTTACCGGAATCTACCAATATCCCTAATAACTGCATCAAAACATTACTTGGCTCTTTAATTGGCAGTGGTATAAGGTTTTCTCTAAGAGATCCTCCAGTTGTGTCTATATCTCTAAACTCTCCTGGTTGCAACGGATCGTCTTCATCTCGGATTCGCATACCTCTAGCTTTAAAACCAGCTGGTAAGTTTGCTAATGTTCCCGCATCTATTAATTGTCTTAATATTGAAGTTGATGCCTTTGATAAACCGCCGATCATGTGCGATAAACCTAAGCCATAGAAACCTAAGCCTGGCATGAATTTGTATTGGACAAAGTAATTAATTTTGTTTTTAAGTAAATCGTTTTCCAGGTAATTACGTCTGATACTTAGTATTTTTTCTGAGGACTCTTCAATAGTAACAATATAAGGTAGTTTCAGTCCTGTTGTGTTGCCCTGTGCATCCCTGTCCTCATAGCCTTCTATATCTAATACAGTGTGTACCTCGTAAACAGTTCTGTTTCTATTTTCTTTGTACGACGGCGATATACCTTGTATTTCATCAATCGCATCTTGCACGTCAGATAGATCTTCGCTGTACCCGTCACTGCCTATGTCTACGTTTGCGTAAAAACCACTGATTTGTTGTTTTTTGATTTCATTAGAAGACATGTTGATTGCATGTGTAATACGCTCCGCACTGCTTATATCAGCTGCTTCATACGGAACAATTAGATCTTCTGGAGGTATAAATTTAGACATTGCTCTGTTAAGAACAAAGTCAAAGTAAACTTTTTTGAAAGCAGATCCGGCCAGAGGTAAGTAAAATAACATTTGGTCTAGTTCTGGATCGTACTCTTCCATTACATTCATAATGTAATAGTTCATAAACTCTTGCACTCTTTCAGCTTGATCTTCTGTTTCTACTGTCCTGGCACCCACTATTTCTGTCTTTACAGGTCCTTTGGCTGGTAACATTTCTTTATAGGCCTGGGCCTGGAATTGTGTTACAGCTTCGGCTAGGATTGGGTGTATCACCCCAGAGCTACCCTCGAATGGTTGTGATCTTTGGTCATCAAATTTCATACCCAGATATTTCAAACCATCTGTATAGGTTTTTTCCCATTCGCTCCTGGATTGTTTATCGCCCTTAATAGAGCTCAATAAATCATTTGATATGCTTTGCAAAATGTCCTCTGGCAATACTTCTGCCAGGTTCATATTGAAGTTTACTTGAGGTGCCTCTTGTTGTATTTCATCATCGATCAAAACTTCTTGGCCGCTTACTAATATTTCAGCTGCCTCTCTTATCTGATCTTCTCTGGTTGTGTCGGGTTGTATCTCAACAGCAGATCCCATGCTTCGCACGTTTGGATCTTGCTCTGTTCCTAGTTGTTTCTCAATCGCCATAATATTTTAGTGTAACACCCTTGGTCTGGAATCAAAATCCAAATCCACTATGTCTGTTAGTTCTCCCTGTACCTCTAATCCGTGTGCTTCTGCTATTAATTCAGCATCATCCATGCACTCTGCATGTATATCAGGTCCACAATATTCTTTGCCATCAAAGATAAACTTAGTGACAAAAATCTTCAATAGTAAATTGTCCGGTTCGCCTTTAATAATTTCACCTCGTCCTCGTAGTCTTCTCTCAATGAGATAAAACCACCTTGTCTAAAACGCATCAAAGCCATTGTAGCACTATCGCAAAAGTCGTCATAATCACCAAAAGGAAACGATGCCATTTCTTCTATGACTTCATCTGCAAAGTCGTGTTCTGGTGCCCAAACCATGCCAGATTCAAATATTGGAGCCACACTGTTCATCCTGGCAATTTTATCTTGTCCTCTGCTTGGAGAGTATGCTGTAACTGGTATTCCCATTCTACGCAGCTCATGTGTAAGCGGTGTTCCAGATGCTTTTGCCTCTATCAATACACAATCAGGTTCCCAATATCGGTACTCTTCCATGGCCATTTTTTTTAGTTCTGGAAAGTCACAACGTACTCTTTTTGCGTCCAATAGTATTATTTCGTCCGCATTTTCATCGCCCCGGTTGAATATTGCCCAGGTTGTTATAGCTGAATAGTCTGCGGTTTCTTTTTTAGAAAACGCCGTATCATAGCTTTGTATAACGTATGAGTAAGGCGGTATGTCTTCATCTTCCCAGCGGTTCCACCATTCTCTTTTTACTATAGATCCTTCTTCCGCTGTAGGGTTCTGCATCCATTGTGCGTTCCACTTAGATATAGGCAACGATGCTTTTACACTTAATAATTCTTCTTTTTTCCAAAACTCTGGCCATAAAGGTTGTTCTGATTCTGGCATGATTGCCGGAAACTCTACTACTTCCCATTGATCCGCAAACTCGTCTGATTGTTTTCTTAGTACATTACCAACCAGATCTTTAGTGCTCCATCTTGTCATTACTATCACAATTATTCCGCCAGGCTGTAAA